AATGTAAAAGTAGAAGTTGACAGCTGGAGACATGGGAATTTCGAAAGGTTAAATTGGTCTTTAATGAACAATCTTGACCTGGTCGAAATTTTTCAAACTATATTACCGGAAGAAAAAGGTAAATATAAGAATGATATGGTGCCACACGAAATCGCCAAGCAGAGAGCAAAGCGATTTAAAGCAAGGCTCCAAGCTTATGTCTTAGAGAAAACCGAAGATCAACCGGAAGATTTCGATTGGTCCGAATGGTTCGACTAAAATAATAATAAGGGGCGGTGCGACAATCCGCCCCTTGACTTTAAAGAAAGAATGTAGGATAATAAGGGAATATGGAAAAAGAAATAGAAGAACTAGAACTGTATCAGCCTGAGGATGAGTATGTTGAGTACCAAAACGATATGCAATCTCAGTTTAAAAAAGATTTAGAGGAAGCTTCGGCTTAACCTCTAAGAGGCCAATTGGCGCTCGGTGATAAATCAATTTATTGAATTTATGAAGAGCGCCCTTGAGCCTGGTCAAGTAGTAATGACTGGTGAGTCCCAATACTAGTGATGGTATTGCAGAAAAGCGCAAGTTATTACTTGACCAAACTTGAGTCGGGATCGTTATTACTGCTTGTGTGTGCACCTCCACTTGTGGGAAGAGCGGTCCCGGGTCAAGTTGCGACTAATGGTAACTCGCGAGAGTGTAATACCCATTAGCGCTTGGCCCTAAAAATAAAAAAAAGCTACAAGCCCCAAGCGCCAAGCACCAAGCGCGTGCGACACTATGTCACATTGACACAAGATGTAGGGGTGCGACAATTTGATCATTGACAATTGGATCATGATCCTATATAATAGTGGACAAGATTAACAAAAGGAAAGTATGAAAGAAGATAAACACATACAATTAAATCTAAGCGAGGATGTTGAAAAAATAATGTGTGATTATGATTTAATTTTAAGAGTTAATGACAAAGGTACTAAATTTATAGCCTTTGACATTTTCGATTATGCTAATCAAAAATACATATTTACACATAAATTAAAACATAAATAAACAAAAAAGGAGAAACAATATGGGTGATAGAGTTAGTATATCATTTAGACAAAAAGAAGAAACATACGGTGGACCTACAGAGAAGAAGACACGTTTGGAAGAATCTCCAGCGCTCTTCCATCATTGGGGTGGCACTGAGCTGCCCAAGGTGGCATTCGAATGGTTTAAGAAGGTTAAGATAGCAGCGAGTAAAATCGGTGGATCTGATCCATTCACGCGCCTGGAGCCGCGTAATCTAATGGTCCAGCTCATCGGCACATTAGCACGAGAGAAGTGGGATCAGTATAGCCTGGGCCTTACGAAGGATAAAACAGGGCTAAGGAAGCATGATACCTGGATGACGCATAGCATGTACCTTGGCAAGGACAGCAATGACGGAGACAACTCCGACAACGGTCATTACACGATCGATGTGGATACCGGTAAAATGTACAACGACAAAGGAGAATCAATAGCATAACACCTCTTCACAGGCCGGCATCGCCGGCCTGTGAATCTTAATCATGAAAAAAATTTTAGAGTTTCACGGAAATGGTAGTATAGTAGATACAGGAGGCTCCAAGCACCAAGCGGAGGAAGCCCCAAGCTTCAAGCGCCAAGCTTCAAGCGCCAAGCCCGTGCGACAAATTGTCGCGCGTCAATATGTCTTATTGACAGAAGCACCAAGCGCCAAGCTCGAGGCTCCAAGCGTCACGAACCACGGTTCAGTTTAGAATCGTTCTAAATTTTTTCGTTAAAAATTTTTTGAATATTCTTCCACGAGTCCGCAAGCGGCCATCCATAACGATGGCCCTCGGAACTTAGTCCACGGATCTCGGATCCTGGAAAAAGTTTGAAGCACCTCTGACCGAGGGCTTCAATAAGAATAAAAGTATTCTTTGGATGTTGTATATGGAAGGCAATTTGATGGGGAGAAAATCGAACCTTATCACCCTTAGCGACTTTTAATTCAACAGTGAAAAACCTGCCAGAATCATTATAGCCCAATAGATCAGGAGTCCCAAGTACGCTAAGGTTTTCAATACGAATCCACTTGATGGAGGGTGTATTTCTTTTAAGTTTTTGATATAATTTTGCCTCTGGACCCATGTCTTTATCGAGGTAACTACCTCGTGCATTAGTAGTCTTTTTGTAGCTTATCTGGCAGTATAATACTAGATGGTTTTTGAGTTTTTAAAACTAATCGATGTGCACTCTGACCTACAAAACCTGGAATGGGAGCTTCATTCTCATGCACTTCCATTCTCCTAACATCATACAACGTACCATTAACTTCACAGAGTAGTACAGCATTTTTAACGGCATCAGAGCCTTCTGTAAAACTTGATAAAAATTGTTGGAGATCTTGTACTCGCATTACATTCCTGATTTTCTTAACTTATTAACTTGATCTTCTATCTGTCGTGACAATTTAACATTATCAGCATGCACCTCTATACAATCTTGTTCTTTCTCTGTCAACCTTTCCTGTAATTTTCCATTTAATTTTTGATGAGATTCATTAACCTCAAGAGATTCAGCCAATCTAATTTCTAAATTTTTAATAGTTCTTATTGCCTCTTTCATCTCCGGGCTATTCATACCCACAGCTTTGACGAGTGATGTCTCTAGTACAGCATCATCTGACTTTTTTCTCAGCTCTTTTATCTGAGCTGATAATTCAAATACAATTTTTTTATGTCCTTCTAATTGATTTTGAGTTTTTATCCACTCGGACTCTTTTTTCTTATGCTCCCAAAGTTCTTTCTTTTGACTTTCGATTAAAGCAGTTAAATCTAATGGACCTGTATCTTCTGTCATACTTGACATTATAGCATTGTTACCTTAAAATGTCAATATGGGTGTTCCAAAAAGATTAACAGAAATGCAGATGAGATTCGCTGAGTTTGTAGTGTTCGGTGGAGTAGATGGACCTATGACTCAAGCCGAAGCAGCTATCGCTGCGGGTTATAGCAAATTACGAGCTAGACAAGAAGGCTCAGAGCTATTGAACCCTAGACTAAGTCCTCTTGTAGTACAACACGTGGGAAAACTAAAGGAAGAAAGACTTAAAAAATTTGAGGTCTCTTATGAAGGTCACGTTGCTGAACTTTCTCGCATAAAAGAAATGGCCTTGAAGAAAGGGAGTTTTTCCTCTGCAGTAAACGCTGAAACAAATCGGGGAAAGGCAGCAGGATTATACATAGACAGAAAAATAATAAAACATGGGAAACTAGAAGATATGTCAGAACTAGAGCTAGAAGCCAAAATGAAACAGATTTTAGAAGATTACTCACCAATTTTAAACGTTACCCCCGAAGACTTATCGTTGGAAGAAAAACCATTACAAACCAAAACAGCGAAAAAACAAACAAAACTAAGAAATACTTCTGCCAATCCGACATCTACAGAGACACCAAAACATACAAAAGCACAATCAGTGAAGATACCATTATAAATAACACTCTATCAGGATTAAACATTTAATCTCTCTTGTTTAATGATGCAACCAATTGGGAATACGTTTCTATCTGAATACGCTTCATCTTTCTCATCATAACTAGCAAAAGTCCAAAGAGCTTTCTTTGTCTTTCTATAGATGTAAGCAAATGAGACCATCTTTGAGCACTCAAATTTATCAAACTCTTCTTTTGTTGCATGCCCGCTATCTCCCGTTATATCAAGCCATGATATTTTGTAGAAATAATACTTTTTCTTATTAATAACAATATGTTTATACTTGGATTTCTTCTTTTTAGACATAATAATAATTGTATATAGTAATCTTAGAAACATTTAAAGATTTTAAAAAGTTAAAAAGTTTTTCCTTTGCGAATATTTTGTTGGTATTGCTACCTTTTTGATATCTACTGACATATCTGACAGATTGTGAAATATGATATGTCAAACAATTTGGCAGTATTTTGCTTAAATAACCCTTGATATTGCTATCTTTTCTCTCAAACTGACAGATTGACAGATTATTTTGAACTATTTTTTTTTTTTTAAAACAATAATTGTTTCTGAGATTACTATATGCATGCTGCTGCCTAATTTGAGCCATAAAATCGCCTTAATATCGCCACTTTCTCCGCAGCGGAAGCGCATTTTCCCAGTAATTTATCTATTTCCCCTGTTATATCTACATGATCTACCATGACAGCGTTGCTGCCAGAGTTTACTAGAAGCAGATCTATTTTGAGCAAAGCATCTTCCTGCTCAAACTCGTATTTTTTAATTAGGGCTTTGTATACTCGTTCTCTCATTTTTTCCTTTTTGTTTAAGGGCAGCCGTAACTGCCCTTCTTTTGTGAAATACGATTAAGCTTTTAACAGATTAACTGCAGAAGGGCCTTTTTGACCATCTTGAACTTCAAATGTTAATGCGTCTCCTTCATTTAAATCTATATTTGCAGATTTAGCTGCCGAAGAATGAACAAAAACATCTTTCTCTTTGTCCTCGCGCTCAATGAAACCATAACCTTTTGTGGGGTTAAACCATTTCACTTTTCCTTTTATACTCATATTACTCCTTGTTTATGTGACGGATGCTTTATGCTCGTTATTAGATAATAGGGAGTCAAGGGCGAACATATAGCTTAACTCGAGCCCGTCACAAACCCGGATGAAAAACCCCTCTATCCCAACTCTTAACATCTAAATTTTATTTGCTTCAAAATCTATCTCTCCTTCTTTTGGATTGTTATTATTATAAACTAGGTTATAATAACTGTCCAATCTTTTTAAAAACTCATGCTTATAGCGCCTTAATTCACCATCTTGAATCGTAAATTCCTGATAATATAGGTCCGGAGTACATATCATAATGACTCCTTGTCTTATGTGGCTACCATGTACGCAATCGTGTGCCATAGCGTAAGCTGCAACCTGTAAATAGTAGTCTTGTATCCATTCCTCTCTCTTCGGGCGGTTGCTTTGCTTAAAATCTCCAATCGTTTCCATGTCGTTATGCATACAGACTAAATCTGTGCTACCTGCGTATAGACCTGGATAATGTAAAGTAATTTCTGTGCCGTAGTATTCACTAATAGGAGTTAATCCAACATCAATGATTTTTTGAGCCATCGGTTTAGCTTGGATACCGATCTCCGTAAGGTCTTCATAACCATTCCCTTCGATGTATTTCTCCAAGAACTTATGCATGGCAGTCCCCCGCTTGCTTGAATAATTCTTAATTCTCTCTGCTTCTTCATGTCCAACTTTTTCCTTCCAGCGCCTTAGATACGTCTGATCTTTAGTTTTTGCAAGGATCGTGGTCACTGAAGGCAGTCTCATGCCCTGGACATCGTACATCCGTGATCCATGCTCCGTGGTTCGTGTAGCCTGGACGTAGCGATACTTATTAGTGAGTTTCATTTCATAAACTCCGGTACATCACGATTGGTGTACTTAGCAAAATGTTTTTTAGCGTTAACATAATAATTACGATAGGACGCTATATAACTTGTTTTCTTATATTCATCAGGCATGCATAAAGGCGGTGTCGTCATATCCTTAGCATTTCCTTTAATATCTAAGTCTTGTATCGTCTTTAGCATAGTATGTGATGCATGAACTCGATTGTATCGATGAGTATACTCTTCACCTAAGGCAAGACCATGCTTCAATGCCCACGCAAAATTGTTCTTAGATTTGTTGACCCAAATCGTCATAGGATGCTTAGGATAAGCTGATAGATAGCCGACATCATGACCTTGATTACGTACAGCCGTAGAGACCATTTGAGCGGTCTCTAACACCATTTTAACAACGTGCTTGTCACATTGTAATTGTGCAGCTTTAACAGGGTCTTTATCTAAAAAGAATATGTTCATTTAATTTCATTCAGTAACTTCTTAACTTCTTTCATTTGAATCTTGGTATCAATAACTCCCTTATCAATAAGACGTTGAAGATCTCTTTGTCTCCAGTACTGATCAATCTGTTGACCTAACTTATTTCGTTTACGTTTCTTTAATTGTGTGGGCATTGTGACTTTTTCCATTTTTTATATTTCTTAACCCATACTTCAGAAGGGGTTCCTCTTCGTCTAAGCTTCCATGCCCAATCGTGCATATTTTTAGAATTTTTTTCTATCCAATACAAAAGAGTATCAATCATTATCATTCTCCGTAATGGCTCGACTCCAAAAAATCAAACTATCTAAGCTTTCATTATGTTTCATGGTATTAACTCTTCGACAAATGAACTGAATGTTTCCTTTGATATAATCTTTAGAACTATCAATCCGATCAATAGAAATATTAGTCTCTAGGTTTCCAAGACCCTGTATATAAGTCATCTCTTGGTTAGAGATAGGACAAATGAGGCCGTGCTTCTTTTTTTGCGCTGCCCAGGCTTTCATAAAATCTTTAAAAGTAATGGTAACCGGTTTTCTTCCTCTAAGGCGTCTTGCGGATCTTTGTTTAATCATTTGATAGGCACGTAAGAGAAAAATTTCAGGATTAGCACTGTACTTGGTATGACGTTGGTTTTCACGACACTCACCACACTCGGCTTGAAGACGTAGCTTGATTTTTCCTTTTACATAATCACTTTTCCAGTGAAAATTAAAAATATCTTTTATAAGTTTACACTTCGAACACTGTTTATCATCTCCGAACAGTTCTCTTTTTCTAGGGTCATTGCCATTAGGATAGCGATGAATAACTCTAGCTTTTTGT